CAGCTTGTATTGCTGCTGCCAGCATACTTCCTAATTCTTGAGCTGCACCAGCATCTCCCTCAACTGACGATCCAGAAGCATCTACATTAACTACTACGTTAGCTCCTCCCATTTCGTGATTTGGTGTTATGTGTCCACTGGAAGAAGGTGTGAACAATTCTGGTCCTTTCTCACCAACTACGTAAGAACCTCCTGACCTAACTGGTCCTCCTGCGGCTTTACCTCCTCCGAAAAATTTGGCTGCTCCAGGTATGGGGAGGTTAGCTAATGCCATACTCACACCGAAATCTAATAACGCATCACTGATCTTTCTGAATACACTTCCTGCTATCTCTCCTAAAGATTTAGTGCCATCAATAGCTGCTTGGATTCCCTGCACTAATCCATCTTTTATTGTTCCTCCTATATTTTTATAAAGAGAATCCAGATTTTTTAAATGCTCTGCCTGTGCCTCCATCTTTGCTAATTTTTTATCTTGTGTAATAACATTTTGCTCGTCTAAATAAAGAATCCTTTCCTTTATATCTTTCTCTAGCTTCAATAACTCCGCATTAACAGATCCAGTACGTCTTCTACCACTTAAAGCATCTACCCTCCCTAGTAAACCTTGCATATCTTCGTCATCAGCATAATCAGCACCCCTAGCTTTAGTAATAGTAGCTTTCCTACCTTGTTTAAGGATACCTGACCAATTTATTAATCTTGCTAATCCTGCACTCATTTGAGTCATAAACCTAGCCCAATCGTCTGACAATCTCTTAGTATCTTTTCCAAATTGTTTTAGTGCTTCAACACCTTTCTGCCCGACCAATTTAGTCATATCCTTCATTGCTTCATTAAACGCCTCTTGCTTTCCTTTTAACTTCGCTATTAAATTAAGTTCCTTTTCTCTAAAAGTGTTTGCTTGACCTGTAGCTGTTATTAAAGCACTTGTATCTTGAGTAAATGGTCCCATTGCCTGACCTAATTCCTTAACTGCATTTACAGCGTTACCTATTGTTGAGATAGCAGCAGTAGCGGCAAGACCTCCTGCAAATCCTCCCATTTGACCGCCGTATTTAGCACCTAAACCACCACCTAAAGCACCTGCGGCTGCTGTGACTGGTCCTTGTCCAAATAACAAAGGAAATGCACCACTAATTGCCGCACTTTGCCAAACCTTTGATCCTGCTCCGATATGACCACCTGTTCCTACTGGTCCTGGTAATAAATGACCTCTTTGATAGTTAAGCTTTGAACGTGGTCCACCCATACGAGCAGAACGATCCAGCCATGCTGGTGAACCTACATCTCTAATAGCATTTCCTCTTATGGGAGATGTAGCCCCTCCCATTCTTTGACTATATCGTAATTGTTTTAATCTTTCTCTAGTTTGTTTTCCTAATATTCTTAATTTCCTTTCTTCTTTTTTAAGGGATAAGTTTAACTGACTACCTATATCTTTAAATAAATTAAAATCCCTTTTACCTTGTGCTGTATTGAGATTTCCGTATTTTAATCTTAACTTATCTACCTTAATTCCCTGAGTATCCAAATCATCTAATCTACTCCTTAAATTAAAATTTGTATGTCTTGCTTTATTTAAATCATGAACTCCTTTTACTCTAATTTTATCCTTCTTTGCACTTTCTGTTTCTGCCTTTAATGTTTTTTGACTTATTAATAACTCATTAGCTGCCTCAGTATTTTTTAACTTACTAAGAGATATTAGTTCTTTAGCTGATTTAATTTCTCCAGCGTCTACATCACTTTTTACTTGCCAATAATTTGCCTCCTGTAGTTTTAAATCTACGCCCTTTTTATTTAATCTAAGACCTCTGCCATATTGAACAGCATTTCTATTTAATAGATTATTTATAGACGTTTGGGTTTTTTCCTCTTCCTTACTCGATGCAGCTTTATTAGCTGCGGACTTACCAATAGTCTTTACTTTGGTATCTAGTTCGCCTAACTGCTTATTTAAAGACTGGTGATTTAGTTCTATGTTTACTGAATATGTTGCCCCTGCCACAGCTATACCCAATAAATAAGATTAGTTTAGCGCATACCCTTTGTTCTAGCTTTAACTTGAGCGTCTTTGTACGCTTTCTCTTCTTCTTCGGCTTTAAGAGAGAAATATGCGCTCCATCCGAGTAATTCTTGGAACGACATTTTTTCCCTTATTTCTTTCAATGTATAACCTAGCTTTTCCGCTATAAAAAATTGCAGGTTTAAGAAATTATTCTTCTGTAGTTCCGCTTTTTACGGCATCTGGGTCAACCTCATCCCCCGTTGATTGCATCTTTGTCATTATGTCCAGTAGTACACCTAAAGGTACTTCCCTTCTTAATCCTGGTCTGTCTGCATCTGTAAAAAGTCTATTACCCGCAGAATCTTGAGCTTTAGTGATGATTATTTGAAGAGCAAAATCCAAACTACCTTCATCATCACCCTTACCTATTGCCTTTAATGTACTGTTTATTGTGTCTCTATCTGCAATCGTGATGGGTGTCCAAAAGATGTCTAGTATCAGTTCATCCCCCTTATAAATGGAGTATTTACTGCGATCTTCGACACTAAAAGCCTTTTTTAGTTTGTCTAATGCTGTCTTAGTTGCCATAAAAATCTAATCTACTTCTGTAGTATAGCTCAAATCACATAGCTGTAGGACGGTACTTAACACCCAACCCTATAGATGCTGGTCTAGTTTTTCTAAATTCCCCTTTGCTCGTATAGAAACCAGCTTTTTTAAATCCTTTATCTATATCTTTCAATAAGAACTTACCTCTACCATGTTGCAGATAAATCCAGAACCAATCAGGTGAGGGAGGTCTTGGAGTTATTTGATCTACATTTCTAGCATGTTCCCCGTATTCAATGTCATTACCATCTAAATCTGGCATTGTTGCACCTTTTTTGTTTACTACAAAACCTGCATAATTCATCATATTTCCTATGTAGATAGACCTTCCTAACTGGGTTAGGTGGCCCAATCTAGTCGGAGCCTTTCTATCTGTTCGAGGAGGGTAAGGGTAAGTTTGGCCTAAGTTTCCAGGGGCTAGTGTACTTCCACCTCCGCCTAAAACCCTTTTAAGCGATGGAGATATGGGTTGATCATCTATTTCCCAAGCTGTATTAAACGATCCAGTCCACCAGGGACTTACATATTGCAGAGAGTAGTGAATTTCTGAAGCAGCAGTTGATATAGCTTCTTCTAAATCTACTTTTAAATCCTGCGCTAGGAACCTAATATCTCTAGCCATTTGCTGTGAATGTGCAGCTAACTACACCTATGTAATGAGTTTCCTTATCATCTTTTCTGACGGAAGTTGGACCTGCAATTTCTCTTACTTTTGGACTGACTTTATGTGTATCTACATAGGTTGATTTATTTACGTTAGTTAGACCTGTTATCAGTGATTCTGCTATTGCTGCTGTCCTAGAAGAACCTTGATCAAATGGTACATAAATACCACAAGTGACTGTTGCTTCGTAGTAAGTTACGGCATCACCTTGAGGTTGCAATGTTGCTTGCTCAAAGTCAATACTTACCATTAAAAATTCTTGGTTTGGGGCGGTATCATCTAAAGGAACATTGTCATACAGGATGTTTAATCTTCGGTGATCATTAAGAACAGCATCCTCTATAGCATCTTCAATAGCAGCTCTAGCTTTTACGAGAGTCATTAGAACATCACCTCAATAATGTAAAGGTAGTTTTGACCACCTCCATAAGTCACTATATTTTCTATTTTTGTCGTCACTTCTGTTCCCTCAAAAGTCATAAGAATCTCGTCAGATATTTTAGGCTGACTGTTACCTATGATTGATGGATCTATGTAGATAGTGGCTTTATTTACCTGTCTACCACTTTGTAAAGTTGATTCAATTACTTCTATTGGTGCTGTTATATCCGTGTAAGTAGTGAAAGATGCTTTAATTTCACCGGTATTTCTATTGTATGTTCCTACATTTTTTACTTTGTAGGTTATTTTTGTGTCTAGGGCAGAACCTAAGTCTGCCACTATGCTTTTAGCTGCTGATCTTAAAAGAGTGTCTAGTGATCCTGCCATAATTAACCTCTAACTACTCTGACTTGGTAGCTACCTGAACCACCAAGACAGTATGCACCAAGATAGGACTGAAGCCAGGGATAAACATCAAATACGTTATTAATCGTTCCAACGCCTTGACTGTCCGTGTTGTATTTGACTTCTATTCCTCCCATCTTTACTTCTTCATAAGTTCCATCAGTGCCTTTATTTCCTGTAATAGCGTCCGTCTCATTTGCCAACGCTCTTGCAAGTTCATATTGGGCATATTTGATGCTGCTGGGAATGGCTGTGCAGACAAGCTCAACATCATCGACTGTGTAATTATTTCGGGGCCACTTAAGGGCTTGGTCTTCATCACATCTGTCGCCTAAATAGTTCAGGCTATCTATCCACCTACAAGCAGAAATTAAAGCTCTATTCTTTTGATCGTCTGTCTTGTTTGTCCAGGTTGAAGAGTCTGGAACAGTTTCAAAATAGCTATTAGCGTCCGCCAAAGTAACGTAGCTATTGGAAGACGCTCCCTTTAGCGTGGCAGAGATTGTTGCAGCCACAATAAAATTAATACATTTCTTCTTTATTGTAGCGTCATAAAAAACCCCCACCAAATAAATGATGAGGGTTTCTTTGACTTCCGACTCAATACTAAATTAAATAGTAGTTGTGTCTAGAGGTGTGTTAACTGTGATCTGAACAGCAGGGATCAAATCAATGTCATAAGTAGCAGCCCACTTGTTAGCAGTTGCTAAGTTTGCATTGGTTGGGTTGTCACCAGCATCAGTCCACTTAGTACCCATTACGTGATACGCAGTGTGGT